TTTCTGCGGCTTGCTGGGCGTCGTTATATTCTAGGCCACCCTCAACCTCGACATTGACAGGGAGGCCGATGTAATATTTGAATGTCCATACCTTTCTGTCTCTGTCGTAAGTGGTCATTTCAACCTTTCAGGGCAGCAAGCCCGGCAATTAACAATAAAATACACATGCTTCCGATGAACACTAATCCGAATAGTTCTTGTTCTGTCATTTTAGCTCCTTTGCTTTGCGTAGGGCTTTAATTAACTGTTCTTTTCCGGGCTGATACCAGTTAGGGCTTGAAGCGACTAGCCTTTCAACATGACCAACCAGCTCATCAAACAACTCTGCCTTAGCCTTGTAATGATTTATCTCTCCAACCGCAGCGGCTTCCGCACCTCTCAAGGCAATATTCTCTAGTTCCGCTGCGTAGACTCTAGTTTTAAGGGTGTCGTGTTCGTTACAGGCTTTAACGAGGAAATCGGCGTTATCATGTTGCTCTATAGATCTCATAGTTGGCAATGTAATCGCAACAACTCGGCCAAGGTCGTCCTGAATAGCATTGACCTTAGCGTCGCCTAGCGATAGATTCGCCGTGTAATTATTGACTACTTTAAACGGTAATTTACTATGTTTCATAATCTTACCCTTTCAAGGATTGGCGGCCTGACCTGCTGAATTAGGAGAAAGGCGTGACAGGCCAGTGCCGCCATTTGGGAATTTGCTATTTAGTTTTCAGCCTTATCTTGTTTAGTTCTTTGAGCTTGGCGTAGAAGAGGCGGGGGCGGGTTTCATAAGAGTAATCGTATTCCATGCACTTAAAAGACTTGTCTATTTTCTGAGCGGGACAGCTGAGGCATAGACCTTTTCTTCGTACGTCATACTCGCAAAGGAAACAATTGTAGTTCAATTCTCCGTCTTTTATGCCATGCACTTTTAGCCAATGCACTTTTAGCCGTTCAACATTGTTTTCACACCAACCTTTATCCTTGCCTTTACACTGCCGACTTATCCACTTCCACATAGCCAAGCACTGTTCCCATGTTTGATTGATCGTTAATCGCTTCATTTTGATCTCCATAATTCAATTCGTTTCCTGTGGAACTCCCATACCTCTGGGTCACGAGTCTTTATCTGCTGTAGCTTATGCCACACTATTATCTTGTCTTTCATAATCTCTCCTTATTCCCCCCACGCCCGGCATGAGCGTGAGGGGGCTTGTGTTAGTCTTGTACTGGTTCTAGGGCGAAGTAAGGGAACCATGAATTTGAGTCGTTCATAGTATCAAGCTTTATCCCATCCCTGCCTTGTACCACTTCAATATTTCCAGTATGTCCTTTAGAATTGTGGCCCATTCCGTTATATCCGTCTTCGTCAGTGCTATATGCCCGCACTACCTTAACCTTACTGCCCACCACCCAGCCATAGTGCTTGACAGCTTGTGCCTGCCGCTGGGCGTATGTGCCTTCAAATACAGGGTCGGCTTTGGTAGCGAAGTAGGCTTTGGCGATGGCTTCGGATTCATCGCGGCTTGTAGACGGAGTTATCTCGGAAGAGCCAATCTTTCGGAAGTTCTTTTTCCCCCGATCAGATACATTTCCGCAATGAACATCGCCTTCGCCATTATGCCAAACCCAAACAGAGTCGCCTGATGCAAAGGTGAGACCTTTACAGAGGCCATCGTTGCAACTGTAACGATACTCAAACTCCACCACATCCCCTACAGCAGGCACATATGGCTTGTCAGGCTGTGAACCAGTGCTTTTTGGCCCAAGCGTAGTCATGCCTGTTGCCTTCGGAGTCGAAACAGCACCATTCTGATCGGTCAGGTCCGGCTGCGAGGTCGATCCCTGACCTGGTTTTAGTTGGCGGGAAAAGGGCGGATGTCCCACCTTACATTAGTCATGTCGCATTTAGCGTCTTTCTTGACCTCTGCCATAGCGTCGAATAGAGCCAGTTCTTTAGTTGCACCCTTGAACAGCTTTTCGTTAAGAATGACATTCTCCTCATCCTCGATGAGCATGTTCGTGCCTTTGTGAGCCTTCTGAACTGTCTCAACGGCAGTTATCTTAAAGTTCCTTGTTTTCTTTACTGCTGCATACGTTGGTTCATTCATAATTACATCCTTTTCTAAAATAAAATTATCCCCTTATGGGGTTTGGTTACTTGTTTAGCCCTGCACTGGGAGGGGTTAGATTATTTCTTAGCCAGCCTGATAGCGTTTAGCTCGCAGGGAGTTCCTGTATCTGTTTCATTTTGTCAGTTACACTGTCCTCATTGAGGTGTCCCATAACATCGTCAGTTACGTCAGTGCTATAACAAAGCCCTCCGCTCTTATTGAGCACAGCGGCTTCATAAGGAGCGTCTCCGCCGCCGTATGCACTTTCGCCGGTAATAACAGATATACCATAGCCATTGTCAAATGTCAATTTAGCCTGAGTGCCGAAACCAACCACACGATGTTGCTCAAATACCAAATCTTTAAAAGTCTTCATAATATACTCCTGTTAAAATAGGTGCAGCCCGCATGTATCTTGCCTTGCGAACGAGAGGAATACGGGCTGCTTGTTTTGTTGAGTTTTCATTCGCAAGGTCTTTCATTACTCTTATACTGTAACTCATAGAATCAATAAGTCAAATTCTTTTTTAAATATTTCTTAAAACGGCATTACTGTCGTGAGCAGTGGAGGTCTTTAGCCTTTGCCGATTGAATGCTTAGGACGGTTCTGTATTAGTGTAAATAGAGATATTTGTTTTATCTATATCGTTATTAAGCTGGCAAAACAACCTTAAGGCAACGCACTCAGTTTCATTTTCCGGATGTATTTCGATAATAACCTGTTCCGCATCATTTAAAAAAGTTGTTTTCATTATATCACTCCAAAAGAAAAGCCAAGCAACAAGGGGACTTTGGAGGAAACCTTGTGTACTTGGCAATTTCGTTACTTGAAACACAATTAATTTTGAGATTTTCCAAAGTCATTCTGCTTTCTGATCAACCTAGAAGTTTAACCTCTAGGCCTCGAAACAAATAATTTGTTCCCTTCAAGAGATTATATAATACCACCGATTTCCCCAAAGTCAAGCCCTAAAATAAAATAAATATTGTTCGGATAGGCATATTTTGTTTGCTTTGACTAAGTTTATGTGTTAATATATATGTATGAATGTAAGGATTCCATACGCCAAACTCAAGCAGGCCGTCATAGATTCAGGTATGACGTACACTCAGATCAAGAATGAGGACTGGCAGTTCACCCTCTCAAGTGTACTCAATCCCGAAGAAATCACCAAAGTAAAAAGGCTTAAAAACCTCGTTATTCGCTGGCTAAAGTTAGATTTCAGGGAGAGGCAGTACACAGGAACGATTAAAGCGGCCTTGTTTACCAGATTTGACCAAATGGAGGATTATCTAACATTACAGGGCTTATCCCACTTATCAGGCGAAGAAAAGCTAACTAGGGCCTTTAAGGACTGGAAGGAGTCTAAGAATGGCTAATGTTGTAATACCCCTAGGTGGTTCTGCTGCTACGGCTATTGCTGGATGTACCTCTAAGACTACATGGTATGCTGGCTCTCCTCCTGATTTTATGTTAGCTAATGGAGCACCTTTAGCTGCCGGTTCGTCTATTGGTGATATTACAAGGGTAGGCAATATCGCCAGTTTAGTTGATACGGGAGCTTTTGCAGGCTTGACGCTGACTGGCATGTATATAAAAATCTTTAACGCAGCAGGTACAAGTGAAGATTGGTATATAATAACAGGCAATGACGACGACGAGGTGACTTTCTCAGATACAGGGCTATCAGGTGGGGTGTCTGTTTCTGACTCAACCGGCGATTACTCAATAGGCGGAGCAGGCGACACACAAGCCAATACAACAGCCGATGAGGATATACAGGATCAGTTTGACGACATTGCTAACTTCGCCGCAGATGGAAATAATAATGTAGATATTCTATTTAGTCCTCATCATACCATTACTTCGTATATAATAGACTATAGTTTTGCTCCGGTTACAACAGGTTCAACTATTGCAGCAGTTAGAGTGATAGCTACCAATGATAGCTATGTGGATGTTGGAACAAAAGTAGAAATAACAACTAATGTGGATTTAGCAAATGGCTTGCTAATTACTACGGAAGGAATAACACACCTCCACTGGTCAAACTTCATATTTGACGCTGGTGGGGCGGATAAAGCTAATTACTGCATCAATAACCAGGTTTCCGGTAGTGCGGATTATTGGTCATTCGAGAACTGCGATTTCCTTAATGCCGTTGATGTGGCTGGCGTGGAGGTTGGTTCGGACTTCTGGAAGTTTTATAAATGTACTTTTGAAGGCAATGGGCGAGGATTCACTACAGGCGGTAATGATGGCGATGGGTGTGTGTTTATAGCCTGTAAATTTATAGATAGTCAAACTGACGGGGCATTTTTAGACAATGGAGGATGCTCAGTTATTCATTGTGTATTCGATGGCAACGGAGTTAGCGGCTCAGGCTCAGGCTTGATAATAGCTGGCGGAACATCAGACATAATCGTAGATCACTGTACATTTATTGATAATGACGAATCGGGATTAATGCTTAACTCTGGCGTTCTCGCTACAGCAATTACCAATAATACATCATCAGGCAATGGGACATATAACTACACATTCGTCAGCACCGTTAATGATGTAAACACCTTCCGCAACAACCACAGTTTTAACGGTACAACAGCCCACGCAAGCCTAAATGGTGTAGATATTACAACGGATGCAGACTTTATAAACCTGCTGCAAGGGTTTAATGTTGTAGGTGATCCACTACTAACAAACTACGTACCATCAGCTTCAAGCCCATTACTTGACGCAGGGCTAGCCGGTGATAACGATACAATCGGTGCTTTGTCTGCCGATGCAGGCGGGGCAGGTGGTGGTGTCATGCCTCTTACTGGATTAATAAATTAGCTCATTAGGCACAAGCCAGGCAAGTAAATAGTGTAAAAAAGCCCCCTGCTCGATCAGGAGCAAGGGGCTAGTGTTACATCAGTTCCCGCCAGTCAAAGCCAGCAAGGGCCATGACACCGGCAAGGAGGGCGTAGAGGATGGGTTTAAACATGTTAAGTTCCTTTCTTACATATGTTTATAATAGATTTAGTATCAAATGGGCGGTTATGTCTCAGGCTATCTTTAACACCGTTTAAGATAAGCATTGCCCCATCAAGTTTATCAGCTTTAGTCTTAAGGGTGTCAAGTTCAGCGATAGCAATACTTTGTCGTCCATCGCCGCATGATGAATCGTGGCCGTTTATGCAATTGCATTTCATGGTTTAATACTCCTAAAAAGGGTTAAATTAAGCCCCTGCCAAGCCGATTAAGCCGGGCGGGGGTGGGGTGCTAGGCGATCATAAAACGACAATTAGCATCATCAGCCGGTACAATACGGGTGCATTCATCCATAGGGCGGGATTCGGCGGGCATCATACCATCAGAATAAAGCTGTCTTTGTCGGTCTTTCGCCCTAGTCATATTTAGAGGCTTAGAACAATCAGCCCAGCCATAACCGGACAATATACCCTGTACGATATAAAGATTCTCATTGGGTGTTATAGCAGCGAGTAGCTCAAGGCCAGTACCATATCGAATCTTGTGGGTCATCAGAGCCGTAAAGCATATTACAGCCATATCGACGGGAACGGCCATATCAGGGTCGCAAATCCAGCGATTACCTTCTTTATGGGAAACCAAACGATTAGAAGGCATTAAACGGATCGTTTCAGTCTTGTCACAATAACAAAATACTTGCTCTTTCATGTCAACATCCTTAATTGAGGGTTAATAGTTAACAAACGGCCTCGCTACAGGCCGAGAGTTAAGCATTAAAGATTACCATTTGCAACCATGTCACGTTTAAGGCCGTCTGAGACGTTCCAGATAATAGGATAAGCATTGTCACGGTCATAAGACTGAGCAGGCGTATCATGGGGCAATACAATCCAATCCTCGGCCTGCATAAGCTCCTGGGCGGTTTGCTTGTAATGATCACCATAACCATAATGCCAGCCGTTTGCGATTACAGCACCGTCTGAATGCCTTGTACATCGAACGGAGTGATAAGTGTTACCTGAACTATCAAACCACCGGCAAACATTTACTGTATAATTCTTACTCATAATACACAACCTTTCAATTAAAACAATCTCTTAACAATTAAATAAAACATAAGCACTGTAGCGGGAAAAAAGAAATCAAACATGATAACACCTCGCTTTCTAATTAAAGCATAATAAGTATTTAGGGGTTAGGCAAGTTAGCGAACCCAGAACAGTTTTTCAGTAGCTTTTTTACTACCTGTATCCTGGGTGAGTGATGAGCTTATCTCTTTTTCCCATAACACCTTATGTTCTCTGGGGCAAAAATATTCAGAGACAAGTATTGTATTATTATATTCCGGCCTTGCATATTTCTCACACCAATCCCAGAATTTAGAGTGGTTGAAATCAAATGTCTTGTATTTGGTGGTTTTGGCATACGGCGGGTCGCAGTAAACAACGCAGTTTTCAGGTGCATAATTACTGTAAGAGTGGTATCTAAATTCTACACTTTCGATCTTTGGGGCTTGTTTAAGCAGATTCCGTCTGGCTTCGTCGCAATAATTACGAGGGTTTCCGTTGTTGTCGTTGCCTCTGGCGTAGCCGCCCCACCATTTACCGGAATAAGAGCAACAAAAGCCCACAAAACCCGAAAAGCTCGGCAAATACATATCAGGGTTTTTTCTCACATGGTTGTACTTCTCGTTTGAGATAGATTCAGGCGGGCACCAACCGTCTTGTAATTTGACAAGTAGAGCTATCAGGTTAGGGTGTATGTCTGAACCGTGTCTATTCTCACACTCGATATGTTCAATCATATTAGCACCGCCAACAAAAGGCTCAATATAAGTCTTATATTGACCTGAATCAATGTGAGCCTGTATTATTGGTGCAATATACTTTGCAACCCGTCTTTTACTACCCATGTATTTCATAGCTCATAAACTCCTTACATTAAACAATAATTAGCATTAAATACTCTTTTGCTCAACATTAACAGAATAGCCCAAAGCCTTTACAACCTCGATCATCGTAGGGCTAAAAGTACCACGACCAGACAAACTCAATAGCAACCTGGCAATATCACAAACAGGATAAACCCTCTCGTTACCGTATTCATTCTTTATTCTTACTGTAATTTCCATTAGTAAAGCTCCTAAGTAAAGTAATTTAAACCATTTAACAAGCGGCCGCGCTACCGACCGAGAGTTAACGGGTTTAAATACTAAGGTCTTCGGCGCAAGTCTCAGTAATACGAACCATGCAGTTATAAAGGCCGGTAGGGGTTTTAGTTCCCCATTCAGTCTCATATCTGCCGCCCTTCTTTTTAAGACCGAGTAAGAATGCAATAAATAAACCTTTTTCGTGTGCTTCATTGACTGCTTCTTCGGCTTTCGTGTATTTTCCCATGATACTAGCTCCTTAATAATATAGATTAACATTAAACCCTTACTACCATTGAAGGCAACCGCCATACTATACGGGCAAGGGGGGGGGCTTAAGCAAAGTCAGATAAAATACGCTTTAATGCTGTTTCAATGTGGTTATCGTTAAGTCCGGCGTCATAAAACAACTTATAATCAAACTTAGCTGCATGAAACATAGACCAACAAAAGGAAACAAACTGGTTCTTAACATACTTAACGTCCCGGCGGTGTTGCAGAATAACATTAAGGCTATATCTTTCCATTACCGAATCAATAGCGTCACATAATTCACCGAATAGCTCTTTTGACATTTTCATAATTCAATACTCCCAAATAAAATAACATTAACATTAACATTTAAAACCCCTTGCCGGAATTGCACCGGCATAGGCTGGGAGGGGATATTAGGTTAGTTCGGCGTTTAACACTGCACAAGAAGGACAGCTTTCGGCTTGCATAAGCATTACAATAGCTCTTGCAAGGGTCTTGGCGGTTACTTTAACCCTGATAATGCCTTGGTCTGCCGCGAGTGTAATAATCCATGTTTTCATAATCAAACTCCTTAAAATAGATTAGTGTTATTACTGTCCTTAGTAAGCATAAGGAATATATCGGCAAAGTCAACCAACTACATGAAAGAAAAATACGATTAAATGCAAATAAGGCTAAAAACGTGAACAACGGGCTAAAAAGAGCGTAAAAATAATAGACAAAAATGAAGGCAAGGCAGCAATAAACACTAACAAACACCGACTATAAACAGAACAAAAACCGAACAAAATAAAAATAATCCTTGACAATAGCCTGATAAGTGTTATTATTAAGGTATGGCTTGCAAAAGAACGAAACATCGAAAGACAACAACACCAAGAAAACACAAGCGAAGTCCTAAAGGAAAGAATAAATAACATGCCAACAATAACTAACCCAGGTGTAATAGAAGCAATAGCGACGGGTTTCTTAGATAATGACCTCGATAAGGGGGAAGGATTAAGAGCAGCAGGTTATACCGATTCATACTCTAAATCGGCCAAAGGTCTGAAATTATATGATAGGCAAGATTTAAAAGCAGGGATAAAGCAGGCAAGGCTGGAGTTAATCAAGAGAACGGGCTATACTAAAGAGCAGGCAACACAAGACCTTATCGATGACAGGCAGCTTGCAAGAGACCTAAACCAGCCTTCAGCGGCTATAAGTGCCAATTCGCAGCTAATCAGGCTTTATGGCATGGATCAGATGGACAATAAGCGTGATAGTACGGTCATTATCATTAACCCGCCCCAAACCAGCCCTAAAAGGGTAGAAAGCGAAGTGATAGAATGAAATGCAAGAACTGTGACAACGAAGTAGTGGGACGTGGATCGTATTGTGGTCCATCATGCAAGACGCTGTATAACCGTAACAAAAAGCGTAACACCGTAACAATAGAAAGCGTTACACCTGCCGTAACAGCCGTAACAACGACAGCCGTAACACCTGCATTTGTTACGGCTCCAGGTGAGGTCTACGGCAGGCAAGCAGTGAGCTTTGAAGGCAATCAATACGAGACCCGACCAATACCACTCAATCCAGACGACCATCCACACACCGGAGGCAGGGGCAAGTATACGAGGCATGACGGGACAATCTACCAGTTCGACTGCAATGGGTCAGCCTTCGAGGTAATCAACGGTAAGGCGTACCAGATAATCAATGAAGTAAAGGCTTGTTATGTTTAATGTAATCAATGAAACCAAACCCGCTTTGACTAGAAGCTCTGAGAAAGGGATGGCCTATATAGGAAGATTGTCAAGAATGGGGGTATTACCATCCCATCACACCACTAATATCAATAAAAGACAAAATCTTATTCAATAAAGGAATGTAACATGCGAATACTGAATATTGGAACAAAGAAATACACGGTAGTAAACGTGCTTGATGAACCCGGCCAAGGCAACGCGAACCATGAGTATGTTATTCAAAAGTCAGACAAGGCAGAGGTCGTGGATAATGTCCTGTGTTCGGTCAGCTTCCAGAATGGCCCAATTAAAGAAGCTGGCGTTAATGGCGTACACAACGAAGACCTTATCTGTATTGTCATGGACAGACTTGCAGGATTTCAGCAGGGCGACTATGCTTGCGAAGCTAACGGTGAGGCTATAGAGTGTCTTGGCGAAGCTCTTGAAGCTTTACTTGCTCGTACTAATGAACGCGAACAACGTGGCGTTGAAGGAATTCATAAGAAATAATCACAGCCCCCAAACCAATAAAAGACAAGGCAGGCATAGAACTATGAATAATACAGTAATAGGCGAAGATGGAAACTTGTACGATACTTGGACTTCTGGTAGTTCGGCAGGTGATAAATCTATAAACGCTAGCCAGAGGCTAGAAACGTCGAAAACACAGTACTATTACGGTGGATTGGCCCATGTTCTTAGTGGTATCTGGGACATTGCCGCCTTCAACCTTGATTTCTGGTCTAATACCGCCCCTGCCTCTGGTATAAACCCTACGCATTCGCTAGAAACGACTATTTTATGAACGAGATGACATTAAGCATTATGGGTTTAAGCTGTATGTTTACTGATAAAGAGCGTGCCGACCTTATATCTGGCCGTTCTTGTTTCAAGACTAAATACGAGAATAAGAAGTTAATGCGTGAGCATGGTGAAGAAACAAATGACGATATTCCGGATTTCCCGTGGAATAGATAAAACTTAAGAAGTCTAATCGAAAGTAGAGATTCTTGATATGGGATATATTTGCTTTAATAGGAATTTATAGTTTTGTTAGGTTTATGTGGAAATACTTTTCGTAGGAAGTTAGTATGATGTTTATACCATTAGCTTTAGTATTTATAATTTTAGCCGTAATATCGGTTTATGGAGAAAGTCACAAGTAAGATATAAAATGTCGAAAGGAATATAATTATGACTATGAAAGAAACAATTCATGATGTACGGTTCGGTTTAAAGGATGCTAAAACGCTATTTGACGACGAAATTGTTAAGATGCTAGATTACTGCCTCTCTACTGATGTCATCGGAATACTGAGTAATGAGATTCATCGCCGTAGGACTGAACGGCTCAAGGACCTTAATAAATGAACCATACACAATACCTAAATAAGCAGCACACAGAGGTTCTTTCTAATAAGACCTCTACAGACAAGGATAAGGTAGAATCTTTGCTTGGTTCGCTTAATATTGGCTTCAGAGTTGACGATGGTGATATAATCTGTGAGTCTGGCGATTTGAATGTAACTGGATATAATGGATTCTTCACATGCTTTAGATTTGATTCAGAAGGTGAGTTTATAGAAATGGGTTCTTACGAATAAAAGACATAAAATGTCGAAAGGAATAGAATATGTTAATTCAGAAAGTTACATGCGATGAATGCGGACACAGAAATTGGATACCTAATGATACGCTTGAGCAGGGCACAGTGAAAGAGTTTTATTTATCTGAGCTATTAGCATTATATAATTCAGCTAAGGAAAATTGTGAACTTTCCTTAGCTAGAGATTTGTTAATTGAATTACGAGAACTTAATAAATAATGCCAACTAAAGTAATAGAATTTAATATGTTACCTTATCAGTGGGAGTTTTATTCCGCTGTCAACCGCTTCCCCGGCTCTATTGCGGGATGGGGTACTGGTAAGACTACGATTGCATTGCTTAAAGGTGATTTGCTTTCTCGGTTTTACAAGAATAACCTTGGCCTTATCGTTCGGGATAAATTTACTGACCTTCGTGACTCTACAATGAAGGATTTCACGAAGTGGACTGGTAAGACTGTTCCACAGGGTACTAAAGAGGCCAAGTATGCTAATGGGTCTCAGATTCTATTTAGACATGCTAAGGATTTATCTGGTTTACAGAATGTTAATCTTGGTTGGGCTTATATTGAGCAGGCCGAGGAGTTTCCTACAGACACTCAGTTCCAGTTATTTAGAGGTCGTTTGAGGCGTGAATTAGAGGTTGATGAGGATTACTGGAATTCCTTGGTTGAGAGTTATGACAAGGCTGATGCAGAGCTACCAGCGTTCTTGCAACACATGCACGACAACCCTGTGAGGCAGATGTTCCCGATTGCTAATGCAAATGGACATAATTGGATGTGGAAGATGTTTGTTAAGAGTCCTCAAGATGGATATACTTGTATGCAGGCTAAGTCTTTTGATAATCCCCACTTACCAAAGGATTTCCATGACGATTTGAAGCGGATGGAGTTTGACGCTCCTGCAAAATACAAACAATATGTTATGAATTGCCACGATGAGGTTGACCTTGACGCTTGTTATTATATTGAAGCTATGAATAACTTGAGGAAGAATGACCACATCACCAGTTTATCTTATAATCCGGCTCATCGTGTAAACATTGTCTTCGATGTTGGGTTTGACTGCACCTCAATCTGGTTTATTCAGGTTATTAAGGGAAAAAGATGTATTATTGACTACTACGAGAATACCGGAAAGCCAATAAAACATTACACAAAGGTTCTAGACAAAAAGGATTACGATTACGGTCGATGCGTAATGCCACACGACTCTAACAAGCGTGAGATGGTGTCAGGAACTACACTAAGTAAGGCCATGAAAGATTTTGGATACAAGGTAGTATCGTTAAAGAGGGAGACTAACCTTGACGTTGGGATAAACGATGTCCTAAATACACTCCCATCGCTATATTTCGACGAAAAGCGTTGCGAGGCTGGTCTTGAGGCATTAGATCACTACCGGAGAGAGTATAATGATGAATTAAAGATATACACAGAAAAACCCTTGCATGACTGGGCTTCGCATCCAGCAGATTCAATGCGGTATCTCTGCAAGGCACTAAATGGCGGGTTATTTTCTGAGACCGCGACAGTTACCACTACCCAGATAAACAAATGGCAAAAGAAATATTCGAGGACAGGTTAAATGGAAAAGCCAGAAAATGATAGCATTTCAGCGATTCTTATGGATTTAATTGGCGAGGTTGGTTCTCGAGCGATAATTCCGCTGGATACAGTTCAGGAACTAATGAGTAGGATTGTAGAGTTAGAGAACAAAGGATAAATAATGCCTAACGATACTTCAACAAAATCTGAATTTCAAGACGTTTATGAGGTAAACAATACTCACTGGCGCCCATACAATGAACAGGCTTGCCTGGACAATGACTTTTACCTAAAAGCTCAACATTCTATTGATGAGATGAATAAAGCTAATGACCAGAATAGAATCTTGCATACTATTGATAAGATCGGCAGGCAGGTCAATCTGGTGCATGGGTACGAAATACGCAACAGGCACATCCTTAAAATCGGTGAACAGGGCAATTTCGACCAACAAGAAGACCAGGCATGTAACCAACTTACAGGTGTTATTATGTCTCAGATGGCTTCAAGGGGTGGATATGATGTATTATCGGAAGCATTTAAGTGGGGAACGCTTGTTCAAGGTTCAAACCTTATAGAGCAGTGGAGAGACAGGGATGGACTTATCCAGTTTGGAAGATTAGGCTATAATCAGTTTTTGATTGATGCAGGAACTACTAAAGATGACTTATCCGATTGCGGAGATATTCTTACCGGGCAATGGATTTCTTCTGATAAGGCGAAAATGCTCGTTCCTACCGCAGCCGATGAGATAGAAAAGATTACACCTTTGACAAGTACGAGTAGATGGGATTTCCAAAGTCAGCCTACAATGAACAATAAGGCAGGTAAACGGCTTTATGAGCAGTGGTGGCATAGAACTACTGAGGAAATACCGATTGTCATTAACCGTGTCACTGGAGAACAGACTACTTTTGATGACTTCAAGGTTCAATTTGCCAATAACGACTCAAAGTTAGCCAACCGAATCATAAAAGAGACAATGATACCGCAGACCGATACTCCTCAGCTCATAAAGGTACGTGATATTAAGGATAAAATCGAATTAAAAGTCTTTGTAGACGGTCAACTTGTTTGGACTGGCGATAACCCTACTAAGTTAAGAGACTTTAACTATTCTTGGGTGCATGGAAACTGGTGTCCTGAGTGTCCTCGTGCCGAACTCAAACTACAGAGTTTCGTAAGAGGCCAACGTGACCCACAAAGGATGTATAATCGCAAGATAAATCAGGCAATGGACATTATTGAGAGCCAGATGCAGGGATTCAGAACTGTCAGAGACAAATACTTACGCAATCCAGAGGATGCCTATAAATCAGGGCAGGGTGCTGTATTACACGCTAATGATGAGATGCCGGACGAAATGCTATTAAGTCAGATATTCACCCAGACAGCAGCCTCAGAGGTCCCTCAGTCAGTATTTACGATGTTAAGCGTTATTGATAAAGATCAAACAGAATCAGGTGGACTTAATCAGGAGATATTCGGCTCTGACGATAAGAATGTAGAGATTTCTGGTGTACTTGCTCAGTACCGAACAGGTCAAGCTCTTACAGGGCAAGCATGGATGTTCCAGAACCTTAGAGCAGCTAAACGGGATATGGGTAGAAAACAAGTTCAACTTGTGCAGTTAAACTATCCACCTCAACTTGTCCAGAAGATGATAAATGAACCTCCGGTACAGGGATTCTATAATGAGGATTTAATTCGATTTGATTGCACTCCTACTGAGGGATTATTGACAGATTCTCAGCAGAATATGTACTATCAAGAACTGAAAACGCTACTGAAAGATTTCCCAGATATGTTCACTGGCATTATAACGCCTCAGATGCTCGTTGAGGCCGCTCCAATGCAGTTCAAGACCCAAACACTTAAGGCTATCCAGCAGGCGGCTCAGGCAAGACAACAGCAAGGTCAGCAGGCACAACAGCAGCAGCAGATTGACCAGAAGTTACAGCAGGCAGTAACCGTACTGCAACTTGCACAGGGCGAAGAGAGCCTTGCAGACGCAGCGGAGAAACGAAGCGAGATACCGTTGAATCGTGCAAAGACTATGACTGAGATTAACAAGAATATAGCTGCCGCAGACCAAGCATCTGCTAAGCCAATAGTCGATTTGATTAGAGAGCAAGTTAGGCTCGAAATAGCACAGGAACAAGCAAGGCAGTCACAACAGGCTCAAACAGCCGGAACGGGAGAAGTAAATGGTTAGGATATTAACAAATGAAACTCCAGTAGAGGAACTACAGAGGAACTTTACTGAAGAACTTAAAGGTATGATGAAAAAAGCAGCCATAGAAATG